GGAACTTGCTAATTTAAGTAATGATCAACAAATAAAACTTGCAAATCTTTCTGCTCTGAATCAAGCAAGTTCAGAAAATCTTACTGCTGCACAACAAACTGAATTAGCTAATCTTAATACTCGTATGCAAACTAATTTGTTGCAAGGAAAAATTGCATCAGAGATGAATCAAGCACAACTTAATGTAGATCAACAACGTGCAATTCAGAATGCAGCTATGGTAGCTAATGTAGATCTTACAAAGTTTAATGCAGCACAACAAGTAGAGTTAGCTAATAGTCGTTTTATGCAAACTATGACTGTTACAAATTTTAATGCTCGTCAACAAGCAACTATACAAAATGCTACAGCATTGGCATCTATGGATATGGCTAATGCTGATGCACGCACTAAAGTAGCTATAAGTAATGCTCAAGCATTTTTACAAATGGATATGGCTAATTTAAATGCTGAACAACAAACAGTGGTTCTTAATGCTCAACAAGAACAACAAAGAATGTTATCAGATCAAGCTGCTGAAAATTCAGCTAGACAATTTAATGCTACATCAGAAAACCAAGTTAACCAGTTTAATACTAATTTAGCAGCTACTATGAATCAGTTTAATGCTACACAAAGTAATGCAATGAGTCAATTTAATGTTTCTCAACAGAATTCAATGAAGGCTCAAAATGCAAATAGAACAGCAGATATTAATAAGTTTAATGCTACTATGGCAAATGATATTAATAAATTTAATGCTAATATAAGTTTTCAAAGAGACTCATGGAATGCTACAAATGCAGCAGCAGTAGAAGCATCTAATGTTGCTTGGAGGCGTAGAGCTAATGAATTAGATACTGCTACAGAAAATGCAGTTAATATGCAAAACTCTATGAATGCATACAATATGACTCAACAAGCTAATGCTTTTTTATGGCAAGAAATGAGAGATCAAGCTGACCATGAGTTTAAAGCTTATGAAGGAGATCAAGCTAGAAGAGCTTCTATTATTGTAGCAGCTTTAGGTCAAGATGCTGATGCTTATAAAAGAGACAAAACTGGTATGTATCTAAGTTCAGCTATATCAAAAGCATTATTTTCACTGTAAAAATTTTAAAAATACTACATCAAAAGGATTATTATTACTATGAAGAAATTTTTTAAGAAAATAGGAAAAGGCTTAAAAAAATTAGGTAAAGGTATTATGAAAATAATGAATTCTAAAATAGGAAGAATTATTGGTATGGTATCTTTAGCATTTGGTGTAGGCGCTGTTTTTAAAGCTATGTATCAAGGTTTAACGCAAGGGACAGCACAAGCTGCTGCTAGTGCTGCACAAAGTTCTAGTGCAGTCGTTGTTGAAGAAGGAGTTTCTACAGCACAACAAAGGGCTGCAAAAGAAGCTGCAAAAGCTGCTGCTGAAAAAGCAACTGAAAAAGCAACTGAAGAAGCTGTTAAAAGAACTGCGGAAGCAAGTGCAGATTTAGGGGCTAAAGTTAGTCAAGATTTAGGTAGAGAATTAACTACTAATGGAAACATAGCAATAAATAGTCAGGCTGAAGCTGTTAGTAAACTAGGAGCTTTGGCAGAGAATGCAAATCTTACTGGAACAGGAAATATTTCATCAGCCGTAGATTCTGGACTTAAATCTTCATTAAATAATACAGCTAAATTTGCAGGAGATTCTGATGTTGTTAGAAGATACACTCCACAAGAAGTACTTACTCAAACTCCTGCACCTGTTGAAACTGTTGTAAAAACTCCACCACCAAAAGGCACAAGTTTATTACAAGATCCTTCTGCAACTACATTAGATGCAACAACAAGTCCTCAAGTTGAGGAATTTATAAGAGAATCTGAGGTGCTTAGCAGACCACCAGCCGTAGAACCTACAATAGAATCGCGAGTAGCAGAGTTTCAAGTACCAGATAAAAAATTAGCAGATATGTTAAAAAATCCTGAAGTAAGAACACGTTATGATGAATTAGTGCCTTTAACTGAAGGATTAAAAACAGAAGCAGGGACAAGTTTACAATTAACTCCTTCGTCACAATTACCGGGAGTTCAAGAGTTTACTAGCTTTAAAGAAGCTTTTCAAGCAGGAGATAATCTTTTAAGCGGTGCTGGTAATGTTGCTGAAAGATTTATGACTTATGATCTTGGAGAACTTACAAAAGGAAAGCTTACAGGTTTTATAGGTAGTAGAGGTGCTTATAATACAGCAACAGTTGCAGCAAGAACTTTTGCAGGGCCTGAAGAAGTTAGTATGCCAGCAGGACGAAACCTTTATTCAGCAGCAATATCAGCAGGTCTTGCTGAACAAGGAGCTACAACAGCTTATCAGCCTCAAACTGTAGCAATGGATTTTTCAAATCAAATGGCTACAGGAAATGTTACTAATCCTTTTACTACTTTAAACAATATTAGGCAGAAAGCAGGATTTGGTAATATATATGGTTCTTTAAATTCTGTAGCAGGTATAGTGAGTTAAATTATGGATGAAGGACAACTGTTAGATCAGCAGACTTTAGAAATGGTTAATCCATTTAATAGGCCAATACCCGGACAGTCGTTGACTAATTCTGTGGATAACCCTTATCCGTGGGAAAGTCCTCCACGTTTTACTAAAGTAAATGAAGCATTAAATTTTATTACTGAAAGTATTTTAGGGGATGAAGAAAGATTAGTAGGTATTTTAGAAATTTTAGGATCTCAAGAACTTGCCATTGCAGAAATAGCACAGATACTTTTAGAAGATGGTTTTAGAAAAGGTTACTTTAATCCTGATATGGTGCTTCTACTAGCAGAACCAGTTATGGTAGTTCTTATGGCTTTGTCTGAACGAGCAGGTTTTGCAGATTATGAAATATATCAAGGTGAGAAAAGTGAGTTAGATGAAGAAGAACAAAGAGAACTTGCTAATGAAGTAATGAATGCTATAAAAGAAGAAGTAGAGTTTAAAGGTTTAAGAAAACAAGGAGGTATAGATATTCGTAGTGTACCTTCTAAAGTTATAGATACTATTGAAGATTTAGATATTCCTGAAACTCAAAGTTTATTAGCTCCTACTAAATCAGTAGAAGAAACACCTCCTGAACCAAGTTTATTAGGAAAAATGTAATGGCTACAAGTATTGAAGATTTTGATTATGGTTCTATTGTAGATGAAATTCGTGGACAAACACGAAGGAGTAAGCCTTCGTTTTTAAAACGATATGGTGGAGATATTCTTACCACGTTAGTAGGTGTAGCTGATAATTATCAAAGTTATAAACTACGTGAAAAAATGGACGAAGCTAATTTTGAAAATAATATAGAACTAGCTAAGATTAGAGCAGAGGCAGCTAAACATATAAAAAGAAGTAAAGAAACTTCAGGACAATATGATAAGTTATTGAGTGAAGGCTTTCAATTTGATGATGAATCAAAAGGTTCTCAACAGAATTTAAATGCTGCTAGAAAAGTTTTTGGAGATCAAGCTTGGGCTACTGTTTCTAGTCAGTTTCCTAATCTTATCCCTAGACATAACTTTAAAAACTATCAAGACTATGAAGATCAAAGAGCATCTTGGGGTATGAATGAAGAAAGTCATCAAGCTGTAGAAAATCTTTATAACAGTATTGTAATGGATAAAGCTAATTATGTTCGCTCAGGACAGGCTTTTGACTTTGAAAAATTTAATGTTAACCTAAAAAGTTTAGAAGATCAAGGAATTACTATTGATCCTGATAATTATGGATTACTAAGTAAAGTTGGTGGAAAACTAGCGCGTAAACTTCAATATCAACAAGAGCAGATTGCAGCTTTTCGTAATCGTTATTTAACTAGCGAGATTCAAAAAGGTGTAGAGGCTATGGAACAATGGACAGGTGCTCAAACCCCTGAAGAATATTATCAAGCTGTTAAAGATTCTGATTTAGGTATTTGGGCTTCTTTATCTGCTGAAGATGCTGGCATTCTTACTCAATTAGCTCCGGGTTTAAAACAAGAAGCTACTGATGCTTTACAAAAAGTTATGCATAGAAATCCAAATATGTCCATGCAAGAGTTTAATAGTTTTTTTAATTCTATTGTTTTTGGAGATCAAGGACGCACTGCTGCTACTACTAAGCTTACATTATTTGAAAGTTTAGCAAGAAAAGCAGTTAATGCAGATCCCTCTTTAACTAACGAGCAAAAAGCAAAAAAACGAGAAGAAATAAGTAAAGATTATGATGCTTTAAAAAATGAATATGCTTCTTATAGTGAAGAAAAAGTTGATAGATTAATTGGTGCTCGTAGGATTATAAATTCTGTTGAAGAGCAAATACAACCTTTAATTGTTAAACAAGACTCAGGAACTCTTATGCCTGACGAAAAAATAAGGTTAAAACAATTACAAAGACTGAGAATGAATGCTCAGACTTCTATAGATTATATTGATTCATCTGAAGAATTTGCAGGTCGTATTGCAGAAGAAAGAGCTAGCCTAGCAAAAGTAACTAATGCCCGAGGTTTAGCTGCTGCTTATGTTGATGATTTTCATAAAGATCCTTCTAATAATACAAATCCTTTACTGGGGGCTAATTCTGTACTTACTGAGGATGATGCTAAGAACATAATTAGAAATAATTTAGAAGGTATAACTGAACCAGAAGAGATAGCAGCGTTAATGGATAGGGCTGTAACTCCTAGAAAGTTTAATGAAGTTTCGCAAAGTGAGCAAATGGCTAATATAAGTAGATTAACAGCTCAAGTAAGACTTTATGCAGGTGAAGCATTAGGAGGCAATACTGAACTAAGAGAAAGACTATTTAATACTTTAGATACAGATGAAGTAGATGAATATCTTAAATTTTTAGGGCCTGATGCTGTTTCAGATAAAACAGGTGGCCTTCTTAGTATTAATGCAGTCAATATGGCTCAGTTTGATCATTTTGCTAATCAAGTTTTTGATTTATCTAAAGAAGCTATAAATAAAAATGAAGAGGGATTTTTCTATGGAAAGCTCCCAACTGAAGCACAAAAAAGAGAAATTATAATGGATGTTTACATTGATGATTTTACATTTCGTGATGAAGAAACTGATAGGATTCTTGTTAAATCATCAAGTTTAGGTGAAGTAGCTAATGCTGTTCAAAGAAAACTTATTGAATATGAAAATAAAGGTAAAGAACAGTTTTTTAATGCAAATCTTGATAATGCAACATTAATAGATGAAGCTAACGAAGCTAGAGCTTCAGGTAATATTGAAAAGTTTGATCAAATTATGGCTTTTGTGAGGAGTAGACAAGAGGGTGAACAACAAAAACGAGATCAAGAAAGAGCAGAACAAGACAGAATAGCAGAGATAGAGCAAAGAGTATTTAGAGAAAAGTTAGGAAAAGGAGATCCTGATTTTGATTTAGGAAAACTGGCAACAGAAACTTATAGAGATATATTTGGTGAAACTACTCGAAGATCAGCTAGAAAAGTAAAGCCACAAAAAGATAATAGACCAACTACTATTTCTGATGAAGAAATGAAAGAGATAGATGATGATATAGAAATTTCTCAAATTGCTAATTCAATAATGAATTTAAGAGCTTTTACACCTAATGAAGAAGGATTGCAAAGGGTAGAAGATGAAATGATTGAAGAAGGAATTGATAGAAATATTATTGATGGTGTATTAGCAAATCTTAAATCTAAAAGGGATAAGTAATTGACTAAAACAAATCAAAAATATGATTTTAGTTTTACGCCTACTAAGATTGGTTCTCGTGCTAAAGATACTTTAGATACTTTAGAAAATGATCCTGAATATATTAGGGTAGCTGAAAGATTTTTAAGCAGTATTGGTGAAGATGATAATGCAGTAGACGATGTATATGAATACCTGCGTGATGAAGAATGGAACTTAGGTACTAGTGCTAAGCGTAGTCTTATAGATATGCCTTCTTTTACAGATCAACAAAAGAAAGATTATACCTATCTACGTCAAAGATTTGATAATGCAGATATGGGGGGTTTTAAACAGTACTTAGGGTTTGTTGCAGATGCTGGTGTTGATTTAGCTACAGATCCTTTTACTTTAGCTGCTGTTATTGCTGCACCTTTTACTGGAGGTGCAAGTGCTACAGGTCTTTTTGCTAATAAAGGTTTAGCTAAAGCAGCACAGTTAGGTTTAAAAAAAGTAGGTAAAACTTTTAAAAATGATAAAAGCCTTATATATGCAAGAAAAGATACAGATTCTTTTGATGTTTATAAAGCTACAGGAGAGCTTGATTGGGGAGCTACATTAAGAAAAGGTAAGATGCAGCGGCAAGAGGCTGTTAAACAATATTATAAAGATAAGACTAGAAACACTGCATTGTTTGGTGCGCTTGAAGGTGCAGCATGGGCAGGCGCAGATGAATACTTGCGTCAAGAAAGAGAAAGCATAGATGGTATAGATATTAGAGATGGTTTAAATTTATACGATGTAGGCACTTCAGCTATAATAGGCGGTGTTTTAGGTAGTGCTATAGGTGGAGGATTTTCTAAAGTATCTACTAAATTTTCAACAGAAGCACATTATAATCTTGTAAAGTTTTCTGATGAAAGTTTTGTAGATGAAAATAGTTTAGCATTTAAAGCATCTAAAGCTAAAGATGCTGTTATATCTAAAACAGTGGGTAAACCAGTTACTAGGTTTTTAACTTTAGCTGAATCTTCTCCTACACTACAAAGAATGCTTCAAACATTTAGATATGATACCTACAAGTTTAAAAAGGGTAAAGGTGCTGCGCCTTTAGGAAGTGATTATCACTCTGTTTTAAATAATTATAATGGTAAGTATCATCAGGCATATGAAGATATTATACGTCCTTTAGCACCTAGAGGCAAGATTAGTAAAGACGATGAGTTAATTCTTTCTCGTTTAATGCGCCGTAAAGATGGATCAATAAAAATAGAAGGAGCTACGGATGTACATTATAAAGTAGCTTCTAAAATAAGAAAGCTTGCAAATAGTGTATTATCTGATGGTGCAAACGTAGGTGTATATCGTAGACCTTTAAATAATGGTATTAACTCTTGGTTCCCTCGCCGTTGGTCTTGGGAAGAGGTACAGGGTAACAGAAGAGAGCTAGCAGATATTATGGTTAAGTCTGATGCTGTATCATTAGACGATACTACTATGATGTCTTTATTACCTGAAGGTTCTGATCGTGTGCGTTATCAACAGTTAATAGGGCTTAGCGATGCTTATGAAGAATTAGAAACTCAATTATCTTCTAAAAATAAAAAAGACTTAGAAAATTTTATAGAAGCTATAAATAGAAAATATAATGTTAGTGTTTCTGTTGATGGCCTTATGTTTGAAAATGAAGTATCTTCTTTTCAATTAGGCGCTTTAATGCAAAAGGTAGCTAAAGAAAAGAAAGAGATTGAACGTGCTTTACCTAATACAGCAGAAGTAATAGGACAAAAAACAAAAGTAGCTAATGAAATTATTGATGACATGCTTAGTAAAAAAAATGAAGTCAATACTTTAGATATAGATACTTTAGGCACTGTTATGCCTTCATCATTTAGCCCTAGAAAATTATTTATGCTAGATGACTTTGAAATTGAAAAGTTTATATCTAGTGATTTTGATACTTTAATGCGTGATTATTTTAATCAAAGCTCTAGATTATATGCAAGAAAGTCTACACTAGGCATTAACTTAGAAGAGTTTAATGAAATTTTTGTAAAGCGAGCTTCTGAAGAACTTGCTGAAAAAGGAATAACTTTAAATAACGCTGATAAAGAAGAGCTTGCTAAACTTTATAACTTTACAACTGGTTTAGATCAATCAGCTTTTGGTATGAATGGTTTAAATATTTTAAGCGATACGGTTAAAATTAGTCAGCAGTTAGCACATTTACCTTTGGTTACTCTCTCAAGTTTAACAGAGATTTTTATACCTCTTACTAGAACTAGTATAACTAATTGGGCTAGAGGTATGGGACAGACATTAAAGTTTTCTGTGCAACGCTCAAGCGAAAATACTCTTAGAGAACTTCAAGACAGACATAAACTAAGTAAAGAAGATGCTCTTGCAGAAATGCACAGAGTATTTCTTGGTATTAATCAAGCAGTAGCCCAACGCATTGATAGTTTAGCTGGTGAGGGTGTTCAAAGTGTACGAGGAAGAAAAATCCAAGATGGTTTCTTTAAAGTAAACTTACTAGAACAGTGGACTCGTACAGTTCAACTTGCTTCTTTTACTATGGGTAAAGATTTAATTACTCGTAACTTAAAACAAATAGTAGAACTAGAAGCTACCCCTAATGCTGTTAACAAAAAGAAAATAGATCGTTTAGAACAAGAACTTTTAGATTTAGGTATTGATATAGAAAAGGGTAAGAATTGGGTAAAAGCAGGAGCCAACAAATATACTCCTGATTTTGATAAAGATGGTGTTCTTATAAGAGATAACATTACAGGCTTGCGTAAATGGGATGATTTTTATGAAAAGCAAGTAATGGGAGGTGCTGCACGTTTTACTAATGAAGTAATTCTTGATCCCTCTAAAGCTTCTTCTATACGTCCTCATGTGCAACAAACACCTATAGGAACAATTTTATTTCAGTTCTTAGGGTATCCTACAGCTTTTACAAATACAGTGCTTAAAAACTTTTATGGTCAGGCAGCAAGAAATCCTGTACGTGGAGGAGCTAAGATTTTATCAACTGGATTGTTGATGACTGCTGCTGCTGCAGGAACTAACTGGATTAGAAATGGTGGTAATTTTAAAGATTACAAAGGCGATGAACAAGAAACTGATGATATTTTAAAAGATGCAGTGCAGCGTTGGGGCGGCTTAGGCTATTTAGACTTTGCAGATAGAGCTAGAGAAAATGCTGAAATTGGTGGAGGCTTTTTAGGTTCTTCTGTAAAAGCTGTTACAGGCCCGATTGTAGGTGATGCAGTAGATGCTCTTATCTATCGTAAAGGCCCCGGAGAGCTTTTAGCTACTAATGTACCGGGATATAGTTTATATAGATCTTTACCTAGTTTAGAAGATAATAGAGACTTAAAAAAAGATATACAAGAAGTTGGTAAAGATATAGATAGAGCTATAGGATTAAAGCCGCCTAAAAAACAACAATCTTTGCAAGCTTGGTTAAACACACAAAGAGATTACTTTGAAAAAGCAAGGTTTTTTGAAGGGGGTAAGCTTGATCAAGAAGTTCCTAGAACTGGTTTAAATCCTAGTCAACGTATAGATAGGACTACAGGAATATCTTACTCTGATCAATCTGGGGATATTCTTAATAACCGACAACAGTTTGTAGGTGGTGGCCCTATAGCTAAGGCAATTAGAAAACAAGGTAAAGATTTTTTTACTTATTTAGATGAAAGAGCAGGAGAAATATTTAGTAGTGCTAATCGCAAAGATCGTATAGATGCTCACGTTAGGGAATCACAAGTTAAAACACCTGTGTATTTAAAAATTAGTAATAATGGTTTAGCTATTGCTGAGTCAAATCCTACAAATTTAGGTAGTCCTAGAGGAACAATACGGACTTTAAATCCTTTTATATATAAAGGTAAAATACCTACAGTTAATTCTTTTACAAACTTTTTAGATCAAGAAGATTTTATTGATCAAGTTAGCAAAACAGATTCAGAATTAGCTAAAAATTTAAAAACAATCAAAAAAGAAAGAGAAAGACTTCCTGAAGCTATATCAAGAGGTCTAGGATTTATACCTGCACAAAATGAATCTGTAATGTCTTTACATCCTATATTAGTTGAAAAAGAAATTATAGAAGCGTTTAAATCTGCAGGATATGATTCTATTCAACATACTCCATTAAATAAAAAAGATTTTGCTGATAGAGCTACAGTAACAGAGTCTATAAGAATAGGAAAAGATGAAACTGGAAAAGCACCTGTAAGAACTGCGGGACAGCGTATAGGTGCGACAGCTACAACATTGTTAGAAGAAATAGATAAAGTAATGCCGGGAGCTAGGGAAACTCTTGCTCCTGTTCGTGGAGATGCTGGTCTTACTTCAGGCGTACAGTTAAAAGTAGATCAAATTCCTGATGAACCTTTAGTAGAATATGAAATTCCTACAAAAGAATATACAGATATTGATCCTCGCATAACTAAAGAAATGATGCAAGAGGAACAAAACTGGGTATTATTAGATGATACTATGTTTTTAGAAAGCTCTAATATTCCTGTACTAGACAAAAAAACATACGATAAAATTAATTCTGATTTTTCAGATCAAGATAAGATAGATTTTCTTGAAGAAACAAAGTTTAGTATTGGGTTATCTGATGAAAAATTTAAAAATGATATTGCTAAAGGGCCTTATCATTTAATAACTTCTTTATTACCTGCACAAAATGATGAAATAAAATATTTACCTAGCAAAGTTTTAACTATTGAAGCAGCTACACCAGAAAGATTAGTTAAATTAGCTACTGAAATTAATTTAAATGATGAAGGTCAAAAAACTTTTTATGATTCTTTAGTAGCACAAGTGCAAGCTAGAGAGGCAAAAAAAGAAAATTTAGATTTTACTTATCAATTAGAGCCTCAACTTTATTTTATGACTGAAATGTTTGAAGGTCAAGCTTCTAAATATCTTAGTGAAGATTTAGGAGAAGCTTTAACAGCTTCAGAAATGGTCGTGTTTATTAAAGGAAGAGGAACTAATAAGCCTGCTGAGTTTTTACATCATCCTTTAAATAATGATATAAGAAATCCTATTGCTCAAGCTTTTGCATCTATATTACCTCCAGAAATAAGTGTTAAAGAAGCTCAAGATGCTAGTACTGATTATATTAAAAAGGTTATAGTTACAGAAGAAAAACCTTATATACCTTCTGAGTATTTCCAATTTGAAAAAGCAGATGAAATGCGAAGAGCTAAAGTAGGTAAGCCTACTGCAGATGATCCAGAGTTAGGTATTGTAGGTTTAAAAGAAGATCCTGAATTAGAATCTTATAATCCTAAAACAGATAGAGTTTTTCCTGCTACACAAGATGGTAAACCTGTAACTGTTATGTCTACATCAGATGGTGATTTTTTAGTTACAAGAGATAATGAAAATGCTCCTTATGAATTTGTATTAAAAAATCCATTGGCTCCACCTGATCTAAAAAATAGAATTGAGTTTGTAAAAACTAAACGAGATATTACAAAGCGGAAAAAAAAGAAAGTTCGTAGAGCTACTAAAGCTAAATTTAAAACAGGTAAGGATGCTACACCAGCAATAACACAAGAGCTACCTATGCTTCGTAGAAAAACTGAAGTATCTGAATCAATTACAAATCTTCCAGCATTTAAAGAAGCTGATCCTGTACAACAAAAAAGAATAATAAACTTAATAGAAAAAGCCCAAGATCCGAGAAATAGATAATGTATAAATATTTTACAGAAAAAGAATTAGTATGTAGACACTGCAATAAAACTGGTATGGATGATGAGTTTATGCAGAAAGTAGATACTTTACGTGAAAAGATGGGTTTTAGCTTCCCTGTTAACTCTGCGTACCGTTGTAAGAATCACCCCATAGAAGCCCGTAAAGCCTTTCCGGGAGCACATGCATCAGGCAGGGCCATAGATATAGGGGTATCAGGTGAAGAGGCTTACAAGCTAATACAGGGCGCTCTAGAGGCAGGTTTTACTGGTATTGGTGTAAGTCAGAAAGGCCCTACAAGATTTGTCCATCTTGACAATCTTGAAAGTCAGAACTTTCGTCCAAGACCACATGTATGGAGCTACTAATGATATTATATAGTGAAGAAATGTTAACTAAATTATATCGAATATATCGACTTCATCAAGCTAGACAAGACTTAGGCTTTATGAAAATAGAAGATTTTCGTCTTTTGTTTGAAGAACAACAACAAACTATTTTAGATCAGATAGATATAGAGGCAGAACTATAATGAGTTTAGTAGCAACACTAGTAGGCCCTGTAACTGGTTTATTAGATAAATTTATTGAAGACAAAGATCAGAAGGCTATGCTGGCTCATAAGATTGCAACGATGTCAGAAGAACATCATCAAGATCTTATGAAGGCACAGATAGAGGTCAACAAAGTAGAAGCAAGTAACTCTAATTTGTTTGTATCCGGGTGGAGACCCTTTATTGGCTGGACATGTGGGCTGGGGATGTTTGGAAACTTTATTACAATACCATTTGCAAACTTCGTACTGGCACTGCTTGAAATAACTATTGTCATTCCTCTAGTACCGCTAGAGACAATGATGCCTGTTCTTATGGGCATGTTGGGTCTAGGTGCAATGAGGAGCTACGAAAAGACTAGAAAATGATTATAGAATCAGTTGCAGCCGCCTCTGCCATCTTGTCGAGTCTGAATACTTTGATAAAACAAGCTAATGAATCTGGGCAGGGTATCCAGCAGCTTATGGGTACTATCAGCGATTTTGGAGAAGCTCTAACAAATTTTGAAGTAGAGCGGAAGTCTAGCACCTTCAAGCCTCTAAGTCAGAGCGAAATCTTGAGGCTCACCCAGATAAAGAAAAGCTATGAAAGATACTGGAAAGATGTACACGATATATTATTGGTGGCAGATCCAGAGACTTTGGAGGCGTTTAAGCAAGCCAAGGCAGATCAGGAAAGAGCCAGAAAAGAACATCTGCGTTTAATAGCTAAAAGACAAAAAGAGAGAAGGGAATTGATGCACCAACTGGCAGTAGGTGGACTTGTACTGGTACTAGGTGGTATGATAGCAATCGGGGTACTTGTATTTATTGTTAAAACTTTTGGAGGATAATATGCCAGCAAAGAAAAAGAAAAGTAAATCTAGAGTAAATGAGGCAGGTAATTATACTAAGCCTACTATGCGTAAGAGGCTTTTCAATCGTATTAAGGCAGGGTCAAAAGGTGGAAAGCCGGGACAGTGGTCAGCACGTAAAGCCCAGATGTTAGCGAAGGCTTATAAAGATGCGGGTGGTGGTTACAAGTAATGGCTGATCCTAAGAAAGGTACAGGAAAGAAACCCAAGGGTTCAGGGCGTAGACTATACACTGATGAAAACCCTAAAGATACTGTGCGTATTAAGTACGCTACTGTACAGGACGCTAGGGACACTGCGCGTAAAGTAAAAGGTATAAGCAAACCATACGCACGTAAGATACAAATACTGACTGTCATGGAGCAGAGAGCTAAAGTTGCTGGTAAATCTAAACAGGCTGATATTGCTAAAAAAGCAAAGGAGTCTTTGAGGAGGAAGCATGGCAAAACAAACACAACAAGAAAGACCAAAGGAAGAAGAACTTGAGGAATGGCGTAAGCAACAACAAGATAAAAGGCATAATCAATAATGGCACTTAAAAAATCTCAAAGATCTTTGAAGGCTTGGACAAAGCAGAAGTGGCGTACCAAGTCAGGTAAGAAGTCTAGTGAAACTGGAGAGCGTTACCTGCCTGAAAGGGCTATTAAATCTTTGTCAGCTTCAGAATATGCTGCTACGACTAAAAAGAAGCGTGAAGACACAGCAAAAGGTAAACAACACAGTAAACAACCTAAGAAAATTGCTAAGAAAACCAGACAATATAGGAAAAAGTCATGAGAGAAGAATATAAAAAAGGCGGCAAAGGTAAAAAAAAAGATCCACGACTTGCGCGTGCAGGTGTAAGCGGATACAACAAGCCGAAGAGAACTCCCAAACACCCAACAAAGTCTCATGTTGTTGTAGCAAAACAGGGTGATAAAATTAAAACTATCAGGTTTGGTCAACAAGGTGTTAGAGGTGCTGGTAAAAATCCTAAAACTGCTAAAGATAAAGCTAGAAAAAGGTCTTATTACGCTAGGCATAACGCACAGGATGCTAATCCATCTAAACTTTCAGCACGTTATTGGTCTCATAAAGTAAAATGGTAGGCCCTATTTCCGCTATATCAAATACTTTATTAAACAGTTATGTTGATACTCAAACGAAGTATAATATTGTTACTGATCCTGCTGGCGGTACTAAACGAATTGATACTACAGTATTTAGAACTGTGTATTATCAATATGATCATGGGACATTAAGTGTTAAGAATGTTAGTTCATCCTCTCAAGTTCTTAATTTGTTAGTTTAAAGCTTCTAGTTCTTTTTCTAAATGTTCATGTAATGAACCAACTTTTGAATGAACTTCATTTACTATTTTCTTCATTAAAGGTATATCATTCGTATCAAATATAGTAGCCAGCTTTTCAACTGGCAGTTTACTATATTCACTCATTACCTGACCTTTACGGTTTACAAAAACTTTAAAGCTTATTATATTACCTTCTTGCATCAGGCAACCTTTCCAAAACTTACTTTGTCAACATTACCACGTAGTCCTGCTTTCATGTAAGTAGTAGCTCTACCTTCAAAGAAGTTTTGATGCTCTACACCTAACACATCGTCAAGCCAGTTTAATGGGTTATCTTTGACATTATAGTTAGTTTTCAACCCTAATTGTAAAAGCCTACGATCAGCAATATACCGTATATACTGTTGCATTTCTTTCTTAGTGAGTCCCGGTATATCTCCTTGTTCAAATACTAAGTCTAAAAATCTATCTTCTAGGTCAACCATCTCACGACATGCTTGATATATTTCTTTTTTGAAGTCATCAGTCCATAAATCAATATTCTCTTGCATAAATTCTCTAAACAACTTTGTCATTGCTTCTACGTGCATAGATTCGTCACGTATGCTATAGGTAATAATCTGTCCCATACCCTTCATTTTACCAAAGCGTGGGAAGTTAAGCAGGATAATAAAGCTAGAAAACAACTGTAGCCCTTCAGTAAAACCTGAGTAGATAGCTAATGCTTTAGCAATGCTCTTCTTATCGCCTTTAGAGACCTTTACAGCGTTGATATAGTCATGCTTATCAGCCATAGCCTCGTACTCTGCAAACGCTTTATACTCCAACTCTGGCATTCCTACGGTGTCTAACAATAGGCTGTAGGCATGTTGATGTATAGACTCCATATTATTAAATGCACCCATCATCATACGTGCTTCAGGCTTCTTAAACAGCTTCATGTATCTGTCTACATATCCAGAGCTAACGTCTACATCAGACTGTGTAAACAGGCGGAAAATCTGAGTCAGCAAGTTCTTTTCTTCATCAGTCATTGTCTGCCAATCTTTAACATCATTGTGTAAAGGTACATCCTCTGGAAACCAGTGCATCTGATTCTGTTGTGAGTAGTAGTCAAACATCCAAGGATGGTCAAACGGTTTGTAGTAATCTCTAGTATCTAGTAGACTCATGCAACATCTCCTTCTTTGATAAAGACACCATGACTGTTCATGTGTCCTTTGCGATCTTTAATATCATTATATGCTACTTTTAAACACTCCTCTAAGGTAGTGTCATTCATTATGGCTAAGGTATTTAACACTACCAAGCAGTCACCAATGTCATCAGTCACATCACGCTGCTTAGCTATATTATCTCCTAACTCTCCCATCTCAGACACAAGTTTAGCAAACTGTGCAAGAGGTGTGCTATTATTTACTATACCTCGCTTCATAGCCCAGTGGCTAATTAAATTTATTAGTTCGTCACTCATCCTATATCATGCCCCGATGTTATAAGTACAGATTTAAATACTTCTATCATGTATATAATTTCTTTAATATCAAGTGAAGAAGTAGATTTTGCACTCATTAGTTCATTTTCATCCCATCCTAAAATAAGAACTTGTTTAAAATTATCTTTACAATCTTCTAATACTTCATTAGCTGTTGCATTTTTAGGTACTAGATTAACTACATTACTCATTAAAGTGTGTCTCCAATACAATTAGCTTGTCTTCTGCTTCAGCTATTTTGGCAACTAGTTTATCCATAGTTTCAATTAAGTTACCATGCTCACCTACAGCTACAGGATTATCTAAATAGTTTTGCACTTCTGCTTTGTATACATCTATTTCAGCATTATACAGACGTTTCATAGCATTAATTTTTGGGTCTGACATTGTAACCCTCCTCTAATAAATCTTTATACTTGTTTATGTACTGTTTATAACTAAGTGGTGCTTCTTGTTGCTTGATCTTATCGTTCATGTAACTAGACCACATCTGCATACAGTAGTGACTAAACTGCATTATTTTGTCATCTTGCTCTTTGTAATATGTTAGATATTCAGGCCAAGTAGCATACTTTTTTAGTTCCTGTATGTAGAACTGCGCTCTGTATACTGGATGCTTTTCTGTCATGCCATTGCACATTCGCAAATGGTAAGCGCACCGATACGTTCACATACTTTTAACTCATTCGGTAGGCATCTAACATGCTCAGGCCCCATGTATCTCCACTTGCTCCCATCTCCTGTTATGCTGCATCCTGAAACTAACAATAAACACACTGTAAATAATTTTTTCATGCCTCTTTCTCCAAGTCCCATTGGCAAATATTTTTATTTTTGCTCCTCCTTTTGAATAAAGAAAGTAGATTGTAATCTTCTTTCCACCTTATCAGCCATGCTGAGTTATTCTTCTCAGCATCTTTAAATGTAGCGTAAGTCATGAATAGGGCAAACACTGTAATAACATGGCCCCATATCAACGGTATAATCCCTGACCACCCTGCTATTAACGCGCAGAAACTAGCAGACCACACAATAGATAAAGCAAGCATTAAATACATCTGCATACTTACATCTCCTATAAATCTAAATGGATTATATTTTAGATTCATAAAAGATTCCCATGTGTAATAAAACCACATCATTGATCCTTTAAGTTTAGCCTTCACAGCTTAGACACTCCTCTTCTAAATTAATTCTTGGGATTTTAATGTTAACATTCTCTGTATTTCTAGCCGCTGTAGTTCGGAGGTAATACATAGATTTGAGTTTGTTAGCTCCTGTCCAATGAACATGATTAACATATTCCAAATACTCATCATGTACCTCCTGTGGTGCAGTAGCTGGTGGTGGTTCAAAGAACAAATTTACTGACTGTGATTGGCAGACGTACTTTTGTCGCTGGTAGGCGTGTTCGATAACCCAAATCTGGTTAAGTTCAGGCGCTGTCTTAAATACCTCCTTCTCTTCTTCTGAGAGTTCTGGTATTTCTTTAACAGAGCCTTCAGCAGCAGCAATATTTTTCCACGTTTTTTCTGTATTAATTCCTTTATCTTCAAGAAGTTTCTCCAAATATTTATTTTTTACTTTGAACGAACCTGTGAGAGTTTTGTGCGTAAATAAGTTAGCCCTCGTAGGCTCAATAGAAGGACTTGTTCCACCACATATAATACTAGAACTAGCATTAGGGGCAATAGCAAGCAAATGGGAATGACGATAGCCACTACCAACCATGTCAGGAGCTTCCCCACGGTTTCTAGCCAAACGCTGGGAAGCCATCTGAGATCTTTCTTTGATAAGTTTAAACGCTCTATTGTTAAAGCTGGCGGCGTACATTCCCTCAAAAGGGATTCCATTACGTTGAAGGTAACTATGAAAACCCATCGCTCCAAGACCAATCGCACGTTCTCTATATGCTGAATAAGCGGCTTTTTCAAAACCTTTTTTATCTGATTTAACATACTCTTTAAATTCCATTATTTTCATATCAGGAATTAAACATAATCCCCCTGTAGCATTATCTATAAAGTGTTCTAATACATTATCTAGCATTGTAATTAGATCACTAATAAACTGTTCTTCTTCTTTCCACTCATCAAAATACTCTAAATTAACACTAGATAAACAACAAACTGCTGTGCGATCTTCATTTGTTGGCAGTGTAATTTCTGAACATAGATTACTCTGATGTACTTGTAACCCTATATTTTTTTGTAATTGTGGCAAAGCATCATTACAACGATCTAAGTTTACTATATAGGGTTCACCTGTTTCTGCTCTTGTGTGTATTAACTGCCACCATAAATCTCTTGCAGATATTACTTTTACTGCTGTTTTAGTTTTAGGATCTATTAAACGCCACTGCTCATCATTCTTAACAGCATCAAGAAACTCATCTGTTATTGTAATTCCGTTGTGTAGGTTAAGACACTTACGATTAAGATCACCGCCAGTAGTCTTCCGCATAGCGATGAACTCTTCAACTTCTGGATGACTGATATCCATATATGCTGCATAAGAACCTCTTCTTGTAACGCCTTGATTAAAGGCAAGCATTTGACTATCTACTACATGGATGAATGGTATAGTGCCAGTAGAGCGACTACCGTTGCTAGTAGCGATGCCATTAGAACGAACCTCTCCCCAATGTCCTCCGATACCCCCGCCTGCACTCGCAAGCCAAATGTTCTCATCATAATGAGATGATAAGCCATCTCTCGAATCAGGAACGTAATTGAGGAAGCAACTGATAGGTAAACCCCTAGTTGTTCCCCCGTTACTAAGAATAGGAGTGCTGAACATAAACCAATTACTGCTGCTATAATTGTAAAGCCTTTGAGCCAAAGCCCAATCAGTAATACCTTGATAAGTTGCACTAAATATACTGGCCCTTGCATAAGCCTCTTGAGCATGAGTTTCATCCTTCCAAAAATATCTATCTTTTAAAGTTTCTAAAGAAAAAGAATTTAGGGTTTTTTCTTTATCATAGTCAATCTGTATCCCTAAATAATCCTGCTTTCCAATCTTTAATGTCATTTAAGTCATCCTTTTCTTTTAACTGAGATTGCCTATAGCTACGTGTACGCGCTCTGTTTTGCTTTTTATCTTTAGCTTTGTTCTTTTTATGGAACCTTTCTATACGCTCTGCTTTTCTATCGTAGCTGCTCACTAGGATGCCTCATCAAATAGTCCATTAAACGTCTTTCATACCATTCTGCTTTACGCAAGTCTTCTATGGGTTTACCCTTGTAGCGATAGCGCCAGCGATATTTGAGAGAGTTTCCACGCAGATACCCAATGTATTCATCGTGATCAAGCATACCTTCTATTGCTTCAATGCATTCCATATTTCCATTATTATAATGTTCTGGTTTGCTAACTGAATCAAACTTTGGGTAATTATTATGTTGGTCTTCTTGATCAATTAAAGGCTTTACCCAAGGTTTCTTTTTGTTAAGTGCATTCCACTCTTCTGGTGTTGCGTCATCAATACTTTTCATTACTTCCACTCCTTTGGAAATGTTTTTTCTGAGAACCATTTGAATTTATTTTTTTCAGCCCATTCTGCATGGGTAAACTTTGTGCCGTTTTTTCTGCGTCTTGCTGCTGGCATGGGTGCATAAGGGGAGGCAAATAAAAAAACTAACTCATAATCTTCTGGCAAAGATTCTCTAATCCAGACATACTTGTTATACTCTTGATAATCCCAAAATCTTCCTTTGGCTTCAAGAAGTATTGTGATACCATCTATAGTTTTAATAAAGTCAGGATTGTATGTATGCTTAATTATATACGATAATTTCTGAGAATGCAAGCCCCAACTTGGAATTAAATTTTTATGTAAGTTGTACTCCCATTTTGAATCATACCCTTTAGGTTTATCTTTTTCTACAGGTCTTTTGACTCTGGGTTTACGCATTCATAACCTCATGCAAAGTAACCGACATGATCGGCTGCTTTGTTTTCTTTAATACCTTTTTAATTCTTTTTCTAAACCATTTAAAAGTATATGAGTTTGTTCTAATTTGTCCTTGAGAAAAGAAATAAGGCTCATCAGGTATTTGTTTTAAAGCTTCTAATACAGAAACTTCCTGATCTTCGGGCAATAAAGATTTAACCCACTGATAAGCTAATCCTACAACAAGCACATTCATCTTTTGTTTTTTACTAATAGGGTTACTTAACATTGCAAAATCTCTTCTACTTTAGGCTCATTAACTACTTTAACAAGATATGTTAATCCTTTGGAATATTTAAAAACTCTTAAATCTGGATAGCATTTTCTTTTATGTGAGCAATATACACATTGCTTAGGTAGCTTCATATTGCCAGACTTCCCTTCAGGTATTGGAGAATAGCATATTTCTTCTGGAGGGTTATCTAAATCCATAGCTTTTTTAACTTTGCTAATTAAATAACGGATATTAGGCTTGTCTAATTCATCAGGTTGATATAAAGTTATCTCTCCTGTTTCTTTGTTAATTGCTAAGAAGCCTCCGTTATTAGATTTCTCTGCTTCCTCGTAGCCGCTAAGTTGTGCAAGATATCCAAAAGGATCATCATCTCTTAGTGTCCCTTCTTTAAACTTTTTAAAAGCAAAGTTAGATGCTGTTTTTACATCCACTACTTCTCCGTCAATTTTACAGTCAATGTGTCCTTTAATACTGTCAACAGAAACTTCTTTCTGCTCATCACTAACTTCATGTCCCGACAGCTTAACAAGGAATAAAAGTATCTCTTCAAGCAAATGACCATATAAAAATCTAATTGGTAAAAAACTTGAATCGTTAAAACTTTTATCTGATTCTTCTTTCATATCAAAATAAAGCTGACGTAGAGGCCTGCCCACATTAGACATCCTAATATATTTAGTAGAGTCTTTATTTGGTGTAGCCCAATGAAGAATACAACTTTTTAAAGATTCTCCTAAATCATCTAACAATTTAGGATCAATAGGTATTGCTTCATTTTGAGATAATGGTTTTAATGTTGAATAAATATCTTCAACAACTGTGTTAAGTTCTTTCATTTCTATGCTTTATGAACCTTAATTTTCTAGTTAAAGAATTATAATGAAGATACTGAACTTCAAGTTCTTTTTGTTGAGGTGTTCTTGAAGAAAGTCTGCTGTCCTTATAAGACTTGACATCTATTTTTTTTATGTTACCTTCTTCATCCATAGCAATTAAATCTATAGGCCCAGTGCAACCACAGTTTTTAAAAACTTGATAGCCGTTGTCCCATAGCCATGTTATTGCATAATGCTCTGCTAAGTCACCTACTCTACTTTTGTCTTGTTTAGTGTGTTTCACTCCAGTTATCTCCTATTTTATACTCCCCATCTAAAGGACATCTTAGATTAAAATATATCCCTGCATCAACAATAGCTTGTACCCCTCGCTGACCTATTTCTTCTGCTATATCTTCTTTAGCTTCTACTTGCCACTCATCATGTACATTAGCTACGAAATGAGCATCCATATCTTTAATGCTCTCTTTAAAAAGAACTAAAGCTTTCTTCATTACAATAGCTCCCGCACTTTGTAGTAGAGTATTTAAAGCTGAATGTGCAGATCTAATAGTTACTCTTCTATCATCTAAACCTTTTAAGAAACCTTTTTGTGATGCTCTTTCAACCCTATCTTTAAGATTTGCAAGTGATGGTAAATTATTGAGGAAACTCCTTCTAAGTCTTTTACCATCTCTTCTGTTTCCTTGCACCACACTTCCAAGCTTTTCATCTCCTGCTCCGTATAGGAACGCATATATGAATGTTTTTGCCTGATCTCTTGATTCAAGTCCTGCAAGCTCTTGATTAGCTGTGTGTATGTCTCCATTGAGTATTTCATATGTATAACCTTTATCATTCATATAGTGAGCAAGCATTCTCAATTCTAAACCGCTTGCATCAATCCCTACAAGTTTATATCCTTTAGGAACAGTCCAACATTCTCTACATTCTTTTCCATAAGGGCTATACACAGCAGGTATTTGTGCCATATTAGGTTTGAAATGTGTCATTCTACCAGTTACTGCACCATTATGAACAGTATATCCATGAACTCTATCATTCTTTAGAAACTTAAACCAAGACTCAACAAGTCCAATACGTTTGTTTAGTAACAAAAATCTGTTAATTAATGCAGCTTCAGGGATATCTTTAATTGTTTTTAAAGTTCCTTCATCAACAACTGGCTGTCCTGTAGGCGTAAACTTTTTAGGTTTCCATCCAAAGTCTTGAAGATACAATCCAATTTGTTGCCTAGAGTTTAAATTAAAGTCTTCAATTTTAAATCTATCAAAAGCAAGAACTTTATTCTTTGGAAGTTTAGATAGTCTCTCATACTCTTCTTCTGTTAACCCTTGCTTTGAAAGTTTGCCATCTTTTTTAAACTTAGGCACAACTGTTTTGACTTTTACTTTACGAGGCAAAAATACTTTATGAACTTCTTCAACAATCTTTGCATTCTCTTCTCTAAAAAGAGCAAGTAATTTTTCTGCTTTAACAACATCTAAATAAAAGCCATGATTTTCTTGCTTCTTTAAAATGTCAGCAACTTCATGTTCAATTTTTACACACTCTTCTCCAAAGCCTTCTAGTTCTTTTAATAACTCTTGAAATACTAAGGTGTTAAGTTCAACATCATTAATACAATACTCCAACATTTTTGGACTATACTCATTGAAGTCTTGTTCTTCCATTGATCCTTTGTGATAGTCCAATCTAAATCCCCAAGGTTTTAAACCATGACCATCTCTTTCAGGATTAGCTAATCTAGAAAGCACTAAAGTATCAATTACCTTTTTATCTTTAAAAGACATACCTGTTAGCTTTTTCAATACAGGTATGTCAAACCCTACAATATTATGACCTATTAATAATTTTGATTTCTCCAACATTTCCAATCCTTCTTCGATCCTTTCAGGACAAAAAGAATGGACTTGATTAGTATCTATATCTTTAGCTACGATGCACCAAATTACTGATGCATCTAACCCGTCTGTTTCAATATCAAAAACTAAATTCATTTTATACTCTCTTAAAAAGGTATATCATCCCATTCAGGTCTGCTAAACTCTAGCTCATCTTCTTTTTCTTCAGGTACAATTTCTGAAAGTCTACCAGTTACATGATCATACAATAGGTGAGTAGCAATGCCTACTTCACCTGTGTATCTTGATTTAAGCACACGGACTCTTGTAGTGTTAGCCTCAATTTTGTCTTCAGCTTGTTGATTTCTTTCAAGAGCAATAATACAGTCAGATATCTGAGCAATACTGCCACTACCTCTAATGTGACTAGCAGCTACTTCTGCACCATTTTCGTGACCTATGTTACCTTCAAGCTTACGCAGATGTGACACGAGTAAAAAGCCTACGCCTGTTTCTTCAACAAGACTCCTAAGCTGAGTCATTATATTATCAATAAGCCTACGCTCATCACCATCTGATATTGAAGATACTAACATATGCAAGTGATCAAGAATGATCCATTTGCAATCACAGCCTACAATTAAGTAGCGCAGCTTAGTCATTATATCTTCTACATTATTAATACCAAAGTGAGCATGGACAAACAATCTATCATTAGCAGTTACTTTTTTGTACATCTCATCTAGTTGTTCTTCAGTATAGCATTCTCTAACTTCTTTAAGATGCAGCTTTTCACTGTACTCCACAGCAATAATACCATCTACTGTGCGCCTCCAATCTTCTTCTAGTGCAATGATACCTACATTATCTTCTGTATTATTTAGTATCCAATGCTCTAACTCTCGCATGATGCTGCTTTTACCAACGCCTGTTCCTGCTGCAACAGTAAGTAGTTCACCTTTACGCATACCTAAAAGTACTTTGTTAAGACCAGCCCAAGGATATTCGATAGTAGCATCGGCAGATCTATTCTTCCAATCCTCCATTCTTTCTGATACCCGTATGATACCTGCTGGAGTAATAGGCTTAGCCTGCCAAAAACAATCTACAAACTCACTGTGTTTATTCTTTTTGAGCATGTCATTAGGATCTTTATAATCCACAGGCAAACTCATTATCCTTGCTTTATTAGGTGGAAAGAGAGCAGCTACTTTATTAGCAGCATCTCGTCCGGGTTTATCAGTATCAAAGCATATAATGATATTTTCAAATGAATTAAGAAACTCAAAGTTCTTTTTAACATCTGATGCTGCTGCTTGAGCACCACTTTTGACAGATACTACAGGCCATCTGCTTCCTGTAAGCTCATACGCTGCCATAGCATCGCATTCACCTTCGGTAATAGTAATGTATTTAGCACCAGCATTACAAATCTGTTGACCAAACAATGTACCCTTTTGCATTTCTCCTTGGCTACTAAAACTTTTTGTAGCTACTTTGCGGATTTTATATGCAACAACTTCATTACCTAAATAATAAGGATAATAATGTTTGTCAATCTCACCATTAGAATCATAGGTAACTCTAACATTGAACTTCTTTGCAGTAGCTTCTGAGATATTTCTATCTCGTAAAGCACCAAACGTACCAACATAAACATCTTGAGATATAGGTATTTCTTGCATTTTTATATTTTCTCTTTTGTATACTTCGTTTAAGTTTGTAACTGGCTCTTCATAATTTGGAAAGAACTCACCACAACTAAAACACTTTGCTGAACCATTGTCATTTACACTTACAGCATCACTACTGCCACACGATCTACATGCAACATGGAACTTAACAAAACCCATTGGTTTCTCCAATTATAATTTAAAGAAGTGAGGGACTTCGCCCGTAGCGGAGGAAGTCCCGAAAGGAAGGATAGTGTGCTACTAATCAATACGCCAATCTGAATCAGGGCCTTCACCTAATTCTACTTCTGAATCAGGAAGCTCTGGTTCGTTGACATCAATATCAATAACAGCGTCTTTGCTAAGATTTGATAGTATCGTTTTATTAAAAGAATTATTAGCTGCTACATAAATAGCATATTCTTTTTGTAACTCAGCAATTTGCTTTTTTACACCATCTTGTTTTTTCTGAATAGCTACCATCATTGAAAACGCAAGACGCGCTTCAGATGATAGTAAAGAGACATCGTATGTTGCATTATCTGCAACGTAAGTATCCACCATTTAAAACTCCGTTTCTTCTTCTACATAACCCAACTCTGCGCCATCCGCATCTGCTGAGCCACCGTAGGGTACAAGATTAATAACTTGCATAGCTTGGAAATCCAAGCCTTTAAAGTTACCGTAGTTATTTGTAGTCTCCCACTCACGATACTGAACTTTGACATCAGAACCGTTACCAACTAATACATCCAGCGGTTGCTGATTAATATCAATTAGCTTAGGTGGAGGATTTTTCTTACCTGCTTTTGTAGCAACTTTACGTTTGATTACAATTGCAGGGCCTTCTTGCAGTTGTTTAATTGAATAACCTTTAGCTGCAAAAGACTTAGCAACCAATATTAAAGATATAAA